CTGGTCGCGATATTTCGTTGTCTTTCACAGGTGGAACAGACATCGAAGCGCAAGCAACCAGCGCAGTATTAACAAAGGTCAATGAGCGTCAGGCGTATCAAACACTTGATGGCGTTGCTTATAAGACAACAGACATTTCAGGAACATTTGCATTATCAATGTTGGCTGACTGGGGCAAGGCAAACTCAGTTTGCGAAGCTCTATGGACAGCAGCAGAAACTGCTCCAGATACAGATATCACAATCACATTAACAGCTGCAACTGGCGCACAATTTCAATTCCCAATTAAGCCAGAATTCCCAACAGCTGGTGGATCAGGAATTGATGCACAAACTGTTGATTTTGAATTTACTGTTTCAGGTGGATCAGTCACAGAAACATTTAGTTAAGAAATAAAACGGGAGCAAAAAAAATGAAGAAAACAATTACAATTTCATATAACTCAGGTGAGCAAGCAACTTACACCGCCCAGACACCTGAGTTTTGTAAATGGGAAAAGGAAACAGGAAAAACCATTGTTGACATGCAAAAAAACATGGGACTATGGGATTTAATGTTTTTGGCTTATCACGCTCACAAAAGGGAATTGGGTGGAAAACCAGTCAAACCAATTGATGCGTGGATTGAAACTGTTGCTGACTTTAATGTTGAAGTCGGTGATGCAGACCCAAAAGCCACCCAGTAGGAAGCCTAAATCGATTATTGGTTGAGTTGGCAATAGCCACACAAATACCAATGAAAGAATGGGTTGATGCAGATGATATTTATACAGCTATAGAAGTATTGGAGCAGAGGTATGGCAAGTGAAACAATCGCCTACAATAAAAAAGACCTGCGCGATATTTATAAAGCTTTTAAACTTATGGATGAACAAGCTACTGATGAAGCACGCCGTCAATCTGCTGCTCTGGCGTATTTTGCATCTGAGGAAATTAAACAGGCAGCTAGAGGTCGAACAAAGGCTGGCGCAGTTGCGCAAAGAGTCGCGGATGGCGTTAGCATCTCTAAATCAAGCAAAATCGGTGAATTCAGTTATGGATTCGCACGCCAAAAATTTTCAGGTGGTGCTACTACGCAAACCCTATGGGGTGGCATTGAGTTTGGTTCAAATAAATTCAAACAGTTCCCTGCATATTCTGGAAGGTCAGGTCGTGGATCTCGCGGATGGTTCATTTATCCAACCCTTCGCAGAATTCAGCCTGAATTGATTAACAAATGGGAACAAAGTTTTGATCGCATTATTAAGGAATGGGTCTAATGGCAACAGGTAATCGCACATTAAAGTTATCAATACTTGCTGATGTTGATGATCTAAAAAAGAAGTTAGGCGATGCTGATAAAGCCGTTGAAACTAACTCAAGCAAAATTTCAGAGTTTGGAAAGAAGGCTGCTGCTGCATTTGCCGTAGCTGCTGCTGCTGCCGTTGCCTATGGCACTAAATTAGCCATTGATGGGGTCAAGGCTGCAATAGAGGATGAACAGGCACAGTTAAGGTTAGCCAATGCCTTAAGACAGGCCACAGGGGCTACTGATGCCCAAATAAAGGCAACTGAGGACATGATCCTAAAAACCTCTTTAGCCACAGGTATTGCCGATGACAAATTGCGTCCATCTATGCAGAGGTTGGCGGTAAGTACAAAATCAACTGAGGAAGCTCAAAAATTATTAACTCTTGCTTTAGATATTAGTGCAGCATCAGGTAAAGATTTAGAAACTGTTGCAAATGCTTTAGGCCGTGCTCAAGATGGAAATGTCACTTCACTTGGTAGATTAGGACTTGGCTTATCAAAAACAGAATTAGCCACATTAAGTTTCACAGAGGTTCAAGCAAAACTTGCTGAATTATATGGTGGCGCAGCAGCTACAAATGCTGAAACATTCCAAGGCAAAATTGATCGCTTAAAAGTTGGATTTGATGAAGCAAAGGAAAGTTTAGGTCTTGCATTATTGCCAGCAGTTGAGCAATTTATTACATTTTTAAATGACACAGGCATTCCAACATTAAACGCATTTATTGCGGGATTAACTGGCGATAAAGGATTAAGCGCAGGACTTGCTGAAACTCAAAAAGGTGCTGAAGGATTTGGAAAAGCCATTGGATCAGTTGTTGGCATAATTCAAGGATTTATTACATTCCTAAGAGAAGCAATTGGCTTAGTGGTATCTTTAGCGAATGAACTTATTAGAGTGGTTAATATAATTCCAGGAGTTAATATCGGGTCAATTCCAAACCCTGCTCCATCAGCTGGTAGATCATCAGTTCCAACAGTTCCAACTCCAAAAGGTGGATCAAACTTTACTTATGGATCAGGCAACCCACTTTATTTAACTGTTAATGCTATCGATGGCGAGGGTGCTGCTAGAGCTGTTGCACAGACCTTAAATAGTCAAGCAGCTAGAAGTACGACTGCTCTCAGGGATAGATAATGACTGTTTTTACACCAGACTGGAAACTTACTGTCGGTGGGGTTGATTATACTGACATAACTATTGCCGATGTTCAGCATCAGGCAGGTCGCACAGATATTTACCAACAGCCACTTCCATCTTATATTCAAATAACATTATTGGCTTTAAGCGGTCAAACTTTACCTTTTGACATAAATGACAGTTTAGATTTACAGGTTAAAGATACTTCAGGAACTTATGTTAGTTTATTTGGTGGAGATATTACCGATGTGACTGTTGCAGTTGGTGCTACTGGATCTAAGGCCACAGTTGTTGAATACACACTTATTGCGATGGGTTCACTTGCTAAATTAACCAAAGAAATTTGGGATGACAATATCTCACAGGATGAGGATGGCGACCAGATTTATGGCATTCTTTCTAGCGTATTGCTTGGTACTTGGAATGATGTTCCAGCAGCTTCTCAATGGTCAACTTACAATGCAACCGAAACTTGGGAGAATGCAGTCAATTTAGGATTAGGCGAAATAGATCAGCCCGGTCTTTACACAATGACTGCTCAATCAACCACAGTCGATACGATTTACAATGTTATTTCAGATATTGCCAATTCAGCGTTTGGTTATATTTATGAGGATAATGCTGGCAACATAGGTTATGGTGACGCTGACCACAGACAAAATTATCTATTAACTAATGGTTATGTTGAACTAGATGCAGGTCATGCTTTAGGTGCTGGACTTTCAACAATTATGCGTTCAGCAGATGTTAGAAATGACATATACATAAATTATGGCAACAATTACAATTCACAGGTCACATCTACAGATGCCAATTCAATTGCATTATATGGATACAAAGCCGAAACCATCAATTCTAGGGTTCAAGGTGCTGTTGATGCTCAAGCTATTGCTGACCGCTATATTGACCAAAGAGCCTACCCACAGCCAGCATTTCAATCAATAACATTCCCAATAACAAACCCTGAAATTGATAATAATGATCGTGATGATTTATTAGGCGTATTTATGGGAATGCCTGTTGATATTAGAAATTTGCCTAGCCAAATATCAGGTGGCACATTTCAAGGATATGTTGAGGGCTGGTCATGGAGCACTAGATTTAATGAGCTGTTTTTAACAATTAATGTTTCTCCAACCGCATTTAGCCAAGTGGCGATGCGTTGGAATACCACGCCAATTACAGAGGCTTGGAACACAATAGACCCAACATTGACTTGGGAGTACGCTACAATAGTAGCCTGATAGGAAAAGGATAAAATGCCAACTACCACCAATTATGGCTGGACAACACCAGCAGACACCGATCTAGTTAAAGATGGTGCAAGTGCGATTCGCACACTTGGAACTGCAATTGATACAACAACCAAAAATCTTAATCCTGAAACAACTCTCGGTGATATTTCCTATCGTTCATCAACCGCAAACACAAATACTAGATTAGCTTTAGGAACTGCCGGTCAAGTATTAACTGTTAATTCTGGTGCAACTGCTCCTGAATGGGCAACAATTTCTGCCGGTGGACAAACTTTGATAAGTACTACAACATTAAGTGCCGCAACTTCGATTTCCCTAACTTCGATTCCAACAACTTATAAACATTTAAGATTATTGTTTATTGATTGTTTTCAAAGCGCGAGTGATACATTTTGGACTGCAACATTTAATAACGCTACTGGCTCAGTTTATTCTTATGTTTCAAGTTCCGTAAGAACAAATGGAACATGCGTTGGATTAGGTGCAGATTCTTTAACAAGTATTGGATCTAGTAAATATTTTGCTCCAATTCCAACAACTAATACAGCTGCCAATAATGGTGGAACTAACGGATTTTTTGATATTTACAATTACGCATCAACTACATTGAAAAGATCATTTGCCTATACAATGGGTGGGTATTCAGCAGCAGACAACATTTATCATAATGGATATGCTCAAGGAAATTATCATACAACTGGAACTGCAATAACTAGAGTTGATTTTACAAGATCGGGAAGTCAATCAATTACAGGCACATTACAGTTATGGGGTATTTCATAATGACAACCAAAAAAGTTGAAGTTAATTGCACAACCGATGAAGTCATTGAAAGAGAAATGACTAAGGCAGAGTTAGCTGCTGAAAAAGAATTACAACAAAAAATGATTGATGAATTGCCAGTAGTTGATGAGTCAAAAATTGCAGCACGCCAAGCAATCCTAGATCGCTTAGGTTTAACTGCTGATGAAGTTAAATTGCTACTTGGCTAATGAAGCCTTGGTTATCTAAAGCTGCTGAAACCTTTAGGGAACAAGTAAATGAATGCTTCCCTGATCGCAAGCGCACAAGTGATGGATGGATTGGTGATGCTCGCCATTCAGCCAGAGTCAGTCAGCATAACCCGAACGAACGCGGTGAGGTATGTGCCATCGACATTGACGCTCGCTTATCTGACCAAGAAGGAATTAGTTTCGATCTGGCAGATCAGATTCGACAGGCAGCAAAAAAAGATAAGCGTTTTCTGTATGTAATTCATGCTGGTAAAATTGCATCAGCAAAGTCGCTTTGGAAGTTCAGAAAATATCGTGGGCTGAATCCCCATTTTAAGCATATTCACATTTCTTTTAAGTCAAATCAACCTGGTCATAAGTTCGACATCCCACTACTGAAAGGCAACTAATGAAACTAACCAAAAAACACAAAGCAGCAATTAAGTCATATTTAAGAGCTGTAGCAGCTAGTGGAATAACAGTTGCCTTAGCAATAGTGGCTGACATTCATCCAGCTTATGCAACCTTGCTTGGTGCAGTTGTTGCTCCAATAGCAAAGGCGTTAGATCCAAAGTCCGGGAGCGAAGTAGATTATGGCCTTAGTGAAAAATGAGTCCAAACGAATGGGTCGCCTTTGGCGTTGGCGTATGCGCAATTGCAACAAGTTTATTAGTGGCTCTGCGTTGGGTTATTAAGTCTTACCTTTCAGAGTTAAAGCCCAACTCAGGGTCATCTATGAAAGATCAATTAAATCGACTTGAAAAGCGTGTCGATGATTTGTTTCTACTAATTAGCAAGTCATAATTTAATTATGGCGAACACACGAAAACGCACACCACGCAAAAAGGTTAATCGGAGAGTAGTTCGCCACACTCCTGAGCCATTAAGTAAAATTGATCAACATTACATGGCTCTACACGAATGCTACAAAGCAGCCAGAAAAGCAGGATTTACGCCTGAACATGCTTTTTGGCTTATGACTGAACATAAAACATTTCCTGATTGGATTGTAGGCGATGGCGGGATCATTCCTTCCATAGATCCAACTGACGATGAGGATGACGATTAAGCGATACTTAGTAATAAGTGATTTGCAAATTCCGTACCACCATGAAACAGCTGTCAAGAATGTTATTAAGCTGGCTAGAAAAGAAAAGTTTGATTCAGTATTATGCGTGGGTGATGAGATTGATTTTCAGACCATTAGCCGTTGGGCTGAAAAAACACCTTTGGCTTATCAGCAAACCCTTGATGATGATAGGACAGCGACTCAAGAGATCCTTTGGGCTTTAACTGAAAATGCTAGAGAGGCTCATATTGTCCGCAGTAATCATACTGATCGCCTATATAACACTTTATTAAAAGTACCTGGCTTAATCAGCCTTCCAGAGCTGCAATACTCCAAGTTTATGGATTTTGATTCTCTAGGCATAACTTTCCATAAATCATTTTATGAATTTGAAAAGGGCTGGATCTTGGCTCATGGCGATGAAGGCAATTCAAATCCTAATGCCGGTATAACTGCCCTAAATCTGGCCAGAAAGGCCGGTAAGAGCGTAGTTTGTGGCCATACCCATAAGTTAGGTATGTCGGCCTTTTCTGAGGGCTTAGGAGGCCATTACAGGCCTTTATATGGCATTGAGGTAGGCAACCTTATGAACAAGGCAAAAGCGTCTTATACGAAGGGTCTAGCGAATTGGCAAATGGGCATAGCCATTCTCGAATGGAATGGTAAAAACATGACCCCTACGCTTATCCCTATTAACAAAGATGGATCATTTACAGCTCTAGGAAAGAGTTATGGGGCGTGAAACCGATTATCGGGATAGGACGATTGATGACCATATCGACGATTTTGAGGATATTAGCGTTATCTAATTGTTATAAACGACACGCTAAGAAATGTAAAAACTGTCGGTAAATAGGTTCATACTAATCCCAACGCAAACAAATGTTTTGCGGAACGGGAGCAACAAATGGAAACAGCAATTTATTTAT